TGCTGTTCGCTCACAGACTCAGTACAAGCAAGAGTACTTGGGTACACTCTTCACTGCTGACACTCTCTACGGTGTTGCAGAGTTGCGTGATACTTCTGCTATCGCTTTGGCTGTAGCCTAAGTTGTAAATCAGGATAACCCCTTCGGGGGTTGTCTTGTTCTAGTGCATTTACGAGTGCCTTAAAACAAGACAGGGAGACTAAATTGGGTATTTATCGTGGACCGGGAGGTACTGGCGACGCTACAAATGACGCATCGAGTGAAGCAACCCTTGTTGCAAACCTTGTCGTTGAAGCCACTGCTGCAAAAACAGACGCAGAGACAGCCCGTACTGCAGCACAACTAGCTCAAGCCAACGCAGAGACTGCAGAAACTAATGCAGAGACTGCTCAAACTGCTGCTGAGGCTGCTCAATTAGCTGCCGAGACAGCACAGACTGCTGCTGAACTTGCAGAGACTAATGCAGAAACTGCACAAGCTGCAGCAGAAACTGCAGAGACTAATGCAGCATCATCTGCATCTGCAGCATCTACATCAGCTTCTAATGCATCTTCTTCAGCATCTGCTGCGTCTACATCCGCATCTAATGCAGCGTCGTCTGCCTCTGCTGCTTCAACTTCTGCAACCAATGCAGCCTCTTCTGCGTCTGCAGCATCTACCTCAGCAACTAATGCTGCAGCTTCTTATGACGCTTTTGACGATAGGTATTTAGGAGCAAAATCTTCTAATCCTACCGTAGATAACGATGGCAATGCTCTCTTAACAGGAGCGTTATACTACAATACTACAGTTCCTGAAATGCGTGTATGGAATGGCTCTAACTGGGTCTTCGTAGGTGCTTCTGGTGCAGCTGGTGTTAACTCATTTAATACTCGCTATGGCGATGTAACACTTACTTCTACTGATGTAACTGACGCACTAACATATACTCCACTAGCTCCTTCTGCTATCGGAACAACAGTACAAGCATACGATGCACAATTAGCAGACATTGCTGGTTTAACACCAACTGATAATTCTTTTATTGTCGGTAACGGAACTAACTTTGTTGCTGAGTCTGCTTCGACAGCTAGAACTTCATTAGGTCTTGGAACTGCTGCTACAACAGACGCAACTGCGTACGCTACTGCTGCTCAAGGAACTAATGCAGATACAGCTTATGCTGATAGGTTAAAGTGGGATGGCGGTTCTACAGGCTTAGTCGCTGCTACTGGTCGTACATCTTTAGGTGTTACTGCAACTGGTTCGGACACCACCTATGCTTATCGTGCAAACAATCTTTCTGACTTAGCTTCTGCATCTACTGCAAGAACTAACTTAGGCTTAGGAACTATTGCTACTCAAGCATCAAGTTCTGTTGCTATTACTGGCGGTGCGATTGATGGAACTCCTATCGGAGCTACAACAGCATCTACTGGTAAGTTTACTACAGTATCTACTACAGGCGATGTTGGTATTGGAACAGCTAGTCCAAGTTATAAGCTAGATGTCTACGACGCTTCTACGGCTGTCTCTGTGTTGCGTGGTGATTCAACTGTTCAAGCAGTTGTTTCAAGAGCATCGACTGATGCCTCTGGTCCATTAATCCAGTTATGGAAATCTCGTGGAACTCAAGCATCTCCAACTATTGTTAGCGGTGCTAGTACTGGTGATATTACAGGTAGACTTATATTCTACGGATATGACGGAACAAGCCAACAACCAACTGCTGAAATTCGTTCTACTGTTGACGGCACACCGGGAGCAGGAGATATGCCCGGAAGACTACAGTTCTATACAACGGCAGATGGCTCAGCGTCGCTTTCAGAGCGTATGCGTATCCATAATTCAGGCGGTGTTTCTATTGGAAATACTACTGACCCCGGAGCAACAAACCTTTCTGTTACTGGTAAAGTAAGTGCGACAAACTTACAAGGTCCTGCCTTTGCTGCATACGGTTCTGCCCTGCAGTCTATTGCAACTGCAACATATACTAAAGTAGCATTTAATACAGTTGACTTTGATACAAACTCAGACTACAGCACTACAAATAGACGATTTACTCCAAGCATAGCTGGGTATTATCAGATTAACGCTACTGTACAGTTTGCTGCTTCTGCTACAGGAAGAGGTATTGTTAATATTTATAAGAACGGAAGCAGTGCTAGAGTAATCGCTATTGGTTTAACATCTGCCAATCAATCGAATTTTCCCAATGCTTCTGTAATTTACTGTAACGGAACAACAGATTATATAGAGTGTTATATGTATCAAGATTCTGGAGGCAGTCTAAACTGCGGTTCAGCGTCCATATCTGTTGCATTTACTGGATATTTAGTGAGAGCAGACTAATGAGCTTATACGAAAAACTACTTCAAATTTATCCTGAATTAAAATCTTTTGATTTTTCTAGCGGAGAAATTATATTACAAGATGATGGAGAAGGTGCTTATATTGCAAAATGGGAGCATCCAACATTATCGAAACCAACTGATGAGCAACTGGCATGACTGACCAAGTAGAACGCATTGCTGTCCTAGAAGCTGAAGTCAGGGAACTAAAGAGAGACCAACAAGAAATTTTAGCTTGTATGCACTCTATCCGTGATGAGATGACTCGTTATAAAGGCTTCTTAGGCGGTATTGCTTTCTTAGCTTCTGGAGTAGGGATATTCTTGACATTGTTCAAGGATTGGATTTTAAAACATTTCTAAGGATTATCATGGCAACCAAGAAACAAACAGCTAAAGTCGGTAAAGTAATGCGTGAGTACAAAGACAAAGGCTTGCATAGTGGTAAAGGCGGTCCTTTGGTTAAATCCCGTAAACAGGCTATTGCTATCGCTCTTTCAGAAGCTGGTATGTCTAAGCCTATGAAGAAGAAATGATTAAAAAAGGTAAAGAAACCTTTGCTGGCTATAACAAGCCTAAGAAGACCCCTAACCACCCTACTAAGTCCCACGCTGTATTGGCTAAGGCTGGAGACAAAGAAAAGCTAATTCGCTTTGGTCAACAGGGTGTTAAAGGAGCTGGTGCTAACCCTACTACTGCGTCTGAGAAAGCTCGTCAGAAGTCATTTAAAGCCCGTCATGCTGATAATATCGCTAAAGGTAAGATGTCTGCAGCTTATTGGGCTGACAAAGTAAAATGGTAAAAATATAAAGAAAAGTGTTGCATTTTTACAACATTTGTGTTAAGATTAGGAAAATATGGCTGCTTACAATTACCTCCAACTGACTAACTCAGTTCTCCGTCGTTTAAGAGAGCCTGAAGCCACGTCTGTAAATGACAGCGAGTATGTTAAACTCATCGCTACGTATATCAATGATGCAAAACGTCAAGTAGAAGATGCTTATAATTGGAACTCTCTTTCAGAGACATTATCCGCTACAACTACAGCAGATATTTTCAGCTATGTATTAGAAGGTTCTGGACAGCGTTTCCGTCTCATTGATATTATTAATGATTCTAGCAATATGATTATGCAGAATCGTACTACTCGCTGGATGGACCAAGTCTTTCTGGTAAATGACCCACAAAAAGGCACTCCGTTTTACTATAACTTTAATGGTACAGATGTTAACGGAGACACGCTGGTTGACTTGTATCCTATTCCTGATGGTGCATATAACATTCGTTTCAACGTTATTAAGCCACAGGTTGAGCTAGTAGCTGATGCTGATGTTCTCTATGTTCCACACGAGCCTGTTATTATGGGTGCTTATGCAAGAGCTATTGCAGAGCGTGGTGAAGATGCAGGAGTTCAGGGCAATGAAGCCTATGCTTTATATTTAACAAGCCTTGCTGATGCTATTGCATTGGAATCTGGTCGTTATATCGAAGAAGGCGAATGGTTCCCAGTATGAAGCAATTAAAAGCTGCTTCTATTGCCGCACCGGGCTTCTATGGCTTAAATAGTCAGGACTCTGGTGTTACTTTGGCTTCAGGGTTTGCTCTGAAAGCTGATAACTGCGTTATTGATAAATACGGTCGTATCGGTTCACGTAAGGGTTGGATAAAGGTTAACCCTACTGCATTGGGTTCAGGCTCTGTAAAGACAGTATTTGAGTTTGTTAAATCTGACGGCAACTTAATATTTGCTGCTGCTGATAACAAGATTTACGGACAGCACCCTGTTACAGGAGCATATTTAGAGTACCCTGTGGGTGGTACATTATTTTGTCCTGCAGCAACTACAACATATTCGCAAACAGGTACGACAGTTACAGTAACTCATTCTTCACATGGATATACTACCGGAGATAAGGTTTATTTCGGTCCTGCTACAGGAACTGCAGATGAAGGTATTTATACTGTAACAGTTACTAGCGGTTCAGTATTTTACTTTACATCTCCTTCTTCAGAAACAACAAGCGGTACAGCTAACTGTATTAATATTCTTACTACATATAGCATTACGGACGATAACTGGCAGCCTATCAATATGCCATTAGGCACAGGCTCTACCGCATCAGCACACGCTATTTGGCTACAGTCTGGTCATCTGCCGTTGGTAATGCATAAATTAGGAACAGCCCCACATACGCACGTTGATGGTTATGGTTTTCAGCGTTTCGGAGATATTGCAACATTTCCTAGTCCTTATACGGTAGATACGTTTAAGCCTTCTTGCGGTCTATATGCTTTTGGTCGTCTATGGGTTGCTAACGTAGCCACTAACGATACACAGACAGTATATTTTACAGATATTCAAGACCCTTCTGATTGGACAACAGGAACTGCTGGTTACTTAGACATCAGTGCAGTTATTCCAACCGGAGACCCTATTGTTGCGTTGGCTCAGCACAATAACTTCTTGATTATTTTCTGTAAGAAGCATATCGTTATTTACTCTGGTGCTGACGACCCCGCAACACTAACGCTGAATGACACGATTTCAAATATCGGTTGTATTGCTCGTGATTCAGTTCAGTCTGTGGCTGGTACAGATATTCTATTCTTGTCTGATACCGGTGTGCAGTCTTTATTACGTTTGACACAAGAGCGTTCACTGCCTTTACGTGATGTATCAAAGAATGTTCGTGATGAGCTGATTTCGTATGTAAATGGTGAAGTATTAGAAGGCATTAAAGGTGTATATTACCCTAATGATGCGATGTATCTATTAGCGTTGCCTACATCTAAGGTTACGTATTGTTTTGATACAAGAGGTGTACTAGAGAACGGTGCTGCAAGAGTAACTGTATGGAATCAGATTAATCCAACGGCTTTTTGCGTTATGCAAAATAGAAGTCTTTACATGGGACAGGTTGGGTATATAGGTCAATATGGAAGCTATCTTGATAACACAAGTTCATATCGGATGTCTTATTTTACCAACTATTTTGATTTAGACACTCCGACTAATCTTAAATTTTTAAAGAAACTATATTTAACAGCCATCGGCGGTTCATCTCAGAACTTAACTGTTAAATGGGGTTTTGATTATTCCGAACTCTATAGAGCAGGGTCGTTAACACTTCCGGGTCAAGTATCTAGCTATTTTAATATTGACGAATATAACATCGGTAAGTATAGCGATGGAATCGACCTTGTCAATACAAAGATTAATACTAGCGGTAACGGTAAAGTAATTCAAGTAGGTTTTGAAACAGACATTAACGGTAACGCTTTGTCTATCCAGAAAATTGATATATTCTACGCATTAGGGAAAACAGCATGAGTAATTATGTAAAAAGCACAAACTTTGCAATTAAAGATAGTTTAGTCACAACAGACCCAGCTAAGATTATTAAAGGCACAGACATTGACAATGAGTACAATGCTATTGCCAATGCTATTGCTACTAAAGCAGATACTAATAGTCCTAATTTAACAGGAACCCCTACTACTCCTACTGCTACAGCAGGGACTAATACAACACAAATCTCTAGCACAGCGTTTGTTCAAGCAGCAATGTCTGCTTTGCTTCCTACAGGTGTTATTTGTATGTGGTCGGGTGCTATCTCAGCTATCCCAACTGGATGGAAGTTATGTGATGGTTCTAGCAGCACTCCTGACCTTCGTGGTAAGTTTATCGTTGGTGCCGGTGCTGTCGGTGCTGCGTTTACTGCAACTGTTCAAGGTGCTTCTGTAACAGCGTCTACTTCTGGAACAACGATGACTGTTTCTGCTGTTGCTAGCGGAACTCTGCGTGTTGGTCAGACAGTTACGGGAACAGGTGTTGAGGATAACACAGTTATTCTAGCACTTGGTACAGGTACTGGAGGTATCGGGACTTATACAATCAGTGTATCACAGACTTTAACAAGTCGTGCAATTACAACTAAATCTAATATTCTTGAAGTCACCGCTGTTTCTGAAGGGTCTTTAGCCATTGGACAATATATATCTGGAACCAGTGTTCCGTATGGTACAAAGATTACTGCTTTTGGTACAGGGTCAGGCAGCACAGGTACATATACTATTGATGGTGTTCCTCTTTATTTAGGTAGTAGGTCGATGACTTCTTCTGCAGGAGCTGTTGTTATTGGCGATACAGGAGGTTCTAAAGACGCTATTGTTGTAAGCCATACTCATACAGTTACCGACCCCGGTCACTTCCACAGCATTTCTCCAGCAGTTTATGGTGTAAGCGGCGGTGGTTTACTGGGCGATACAGCTACAGCAACGTCTCAAGTGAGCGTCACACAGTCAAAAACAACGGGTATTTCTATAAACACTAGTGGTTCAAGCGGCACTAACGCTAACTTACCTCCATACTATGCACTTGCATATATTATGAAAACCTAATGAGTACACACGAGCTAGTATGTTCTGACTTAGATGTCTCCAAGTTAAAAGCGGAGATTCTAGGTCATTACGAAGAGTTTGATAGATATAACCAACGGAGAGTCTTTGAGAATTCTCCACACGCTCAAATGACAGATATTTGGGCTAGATACAACGACATTAATCCTTTCCTTGAGAAAGGTAGTTTAGTAGGGTTTGAAGCTGAACACGATTCAATATGGTATCCGGTAATTGAGAAGATACCGGCGGTAAAGAAAGTAGTATTTGATTTAATGTACGCAGTAGATGGTGAACGACTTGGTGGTATCTTTATTACTAAGCTGGCTCCCGGAGGAAAGATAGCAAAGCACACAGACGACGGTTGGCATGCTAAGTATTACGATAAGTTCTACGTTCCGTTGTTGAATGAAAAAGGTGCTAAGTTCTGTTTTGAAGATGGTGACATTAATCCTTTGTTAGGCGATGCGTGGTGGTTTGATAACTCTAAAGGTCATGTGCTTGAAAATAACACCGATAGCGATAGAATAGCAATGATTGTTTGTATTCGTACAGAGAAATACAAGGATAAAAATGCAAGACGTATCTAATAGATTTAAAGAGATGTTAGGAACTTTTGATGTTGACTTAGGTATTAAGCACCATTTCTCTAGTGGTGTCTATGCTAAGCAAATGCACGTTCCTGCTGGATATGTCGTAGGTAGTCATTCTCATGAGTTTGACCATTTAAGTTTACTTGCTTCTGGTGAAGTTATTGTTAAGACTGACGATAGTGAGGCTTATTATAAAGCCCCGACAGTAATAACTATTGAGAAGCATAAGCATCATGAAATTCATGCGTTAAAAGACGCAGTTTGGTTTTGTATACACG